GGCTGTTGCGCCAGAAGCATAAATACCCGGCGTGGTTGCATACGTCACGGCAAACTGTGTTGCACTTATGTATTGAATTGAAAACGATCCGTTATATGCAACTGGAGTTGCGTTTTCAATTTTTACAACTTGCATTGCTTGTAAGTTGTGAGGTGTTGCTGTTGTGTAGGTGACTTGGAACTGACCGTTTGCAGTTGACAGAGAAACCACAGTAATTGTGGGCAACGCTTGCAAGCCAATGTTTAAACCGCCTGTGATCGCTCTAGGTGCGGAGGCGGCGGATGTTTGAACCGAACTGTCTGGGAATCTAAATCCACCAGTCATAGACTCAACAATACCGTTCGCCCTGATCTTTGAAGTTGTGTCAACCGTTGTGCCAACCAACAAATTATTTGTGGTTGGGGCAAATCGAGCAACCTCATTGGCAGTGAGCGTTCCACCCTGAATGAACTTGATGATCTTGGCGGCAGTCTGCGTACCAATAATTAAGTTGCCACCATTGATGTAGTAGTAACCGTCATTGGGAAGAACCACGCTGTGGGTTGGGTCATTGTGACCGCTACTGGCAACACCCATGTCAGAGTAATTGGTGGTGTCATTACCGTTGTCTGCGGTGATCACAAAGTCGGCAGATGCCAATGTTCCGGCATTTAAATTCTGCAAACTAAATTGCGTGTAGTTGTTTAAATTGGTCAAGAACTGAGCAATTGACTGCGGAAGAATAGTTCCAGAGCCAGCCGCCGCACCTTGGGTGTACAACGCCAATACACCAGTGGCATCCAAGTTGACAGACCTTGACGCAGGGTAAGTACAGAAAATTAATTTTGTACCGGCAGTAAAACTGACTGCGGCTGTAGTGCCAAGGTAGTTGTCAAGAATGGTTGTGCGTACAAGGGTTGTTGTTCCGCTTAACGTGCCAATACCAACTTCCCATTCGCCTGTGTTTGGGTTGACACAAGAATAGTAGGTTGTGTTGCCAACACCAATGCCAGAATTAAACGACTGAAAGTCAGTTAAAGCCCCGGCAAGAGTAAAAGAACCCGTACCAGTGGTTACGGTGGTTTCTGATACTCGATCATTAAGAATTAAAGCCATGTGGCACTCCTATTAGGCAATGCGAAGAACGGCATTTGATGCATCGGCAGTTGGAAAGACGATTGTGAATGCGCTTGAAGATGAAGTCTTGTCACTGCCAAAGTCAAAGATTGCCACAGCATTCTTGCCAGCCGCAGTGAAGTTGTAGATCATTGCGCCACGAGCAGTGATGGTTGATGCCGCCCATGTCACGTTTGAAAACGAGATAAAGGCTGTTGTGCCGCCTGATGTTGGCGGGGTTGAAATTGATAGCGCCTGTCCACCTGCCGTGTATCCGGGCGTTCCGGGTGGAACTTCACCTGCACTTGTGTAAGCTGTTGTGCCAGTACCAAGACTTGCTGTTGATAAATACAAAGCCATGTAGTACACATTTGGGCCGCCACTCAAAGAGCTGAAGTTTTGTTGGGCGCTCAAAATATCTACTTTGAAGCTTGTTGGGATGCACTGAGTGATTGCCATAAAAATCTCCGTTAATTAACTGGGTTGTTTGCTTGACCGTTGCGGTACGCATCTTTTCGATCCATGCCATCACCCAGACGCTTAAGTTGTGCCAAAGCTTCATCGTATCGTTTCTGATACTGGGCAATTACATCTGGTTCACCCTTCATAAAAGTATACGCCTCTAAGAGTGATCCGTACATGAGAACGCTCTCGAAATTTTCTCCGAGCCAAGAGGTTCCAGTAGATGCTGTAGTGATGGATTCTGGGTAGTAGTAGTAATGCAATTCAACCTTGTAGTCCGCATCTGGGCTTGGGCCAACAATCAGCGAAAGGTTGAATGGGCTGTTGAATGGTGCGCTTGAGTCAGTGCCGAACAAAGCGTAATACTGCGGCTCTGCGCCATACGCCGGGTCTGGATAAGTCTCACGAATAAAACTTACGTCCTTGGGTAACAAGAAGTGCTGTGGACTCATCACGCCGAGCGCAGGGGTAGTAAAGACTGCCAATGAATAAACAGCCAGAAAATCAGGCGGCACACTCAGGTAGTGCTTACCAGAGGTAAGCGAGCCTTCCACATTCTTTTTGAACTGAGGCATCTGCACCGTGTTGTAGATGCGAATCTCTGCATTTCTGATGAATGTGTTGACCTGAGTGGTCGAGGTCATGCCCAAGGTATCGGGGAACGAGTTCTCCGTGTAACCTTTGATCGCAGTGACCAACTGACTGTAGTTCATCGGGTTATCCCTTACGCCATTGGCCCACGAGCCATACGACCTTTGGTTGCCGCACCGCTACCACGGACTTCAATGCCGCTGGTCTTGATGTCATCAGCATTGGGGTTTCCCAAGCTCACACGCATGGCGCTGGTACGGGGGCTTACCTTGTCAGCAGACAATGTGTTTGGGTCTGTGGCTTTGCTTTTCTGATTTATGTTCATGCTCTTCCCTTTCATGGTGTGAGGAGGCGCATACACAGATGCATCGCCAACCTCTTTGCCCATCATTTTTTTGCTGAATCCCATATCAGCCCCCACGACCAGAACGCTTCTGGTTCATTACACGAGCCATATTCCGACCAACAGCCTTCATGGCTTTGCCAGAAACGCCGTGTTTGGCTTTGCCGCCCACCATTGAAGGAACCTTTGGGCCGTCAATCCCAAGTTGTTTACCGACTGTTTTGCCTTTTTTGGCAACTCCGTCAAATCCAGCCATGATGTTTCTCCTTATACCTGTACTGTAACGCTGTTTAAACTTGCTGTGGCAATCAAATCATTGGGAGTTAACCCATTGTCATTTGCCCTAGCCCCTCCAATAGGATTCCAGCCCCACTGAAAAACTCTGCTACCACCATCTGGACTTCCGCCAGCCAACTGCTCAGTCCCGTTGCCGGGAATGACTTGCAAGCCGTTTAAACCTGACGAGTAGTAGCTTAGGTCTGGCCTTGGGTTGCGGACACCTTGCGGGTCGTTTACTGGATACATACCCAATTGCAACTGAGGCTGATCCGGCTCCCAGCATTCTGGGCAAACCAAGATATTTGCAATCTTGGTTTTGATCGTCAGTTTCTTCAACTGTTTCAACATATACCGCTGACCACAACGGTCGCATTCCGCAATGGAATACTTGCCAGAGGCAAACGGATTAGGCATAGAACAAATTCCTTGGAACGTATCTGTCTGAAGCTTTGTCTCGGTCTTCTGTCGAAGCAAGATACCACTGCTCCTCGTACTCACTCTTCAAGAAGTCACGAACATTCATGGCTTGAGGAATCTTTTGCGACAGGTAGAAGGCCAAGCCAGCCACCATGCAGGGAATGAATCGAAATGGAATGTCTTGGTACACCTGACCAGAAGTGCCAGAATCTTGAATGCGGCGCAAGCGGTAGTACGCAAAAATATACGGGCCACCGCCGTCACCTGTTGGGTAGACATTGATGTTTGGTAGGTTTTGAACCGTCAAGCTTGCCCCGCTCAAATGAGATGCGGCAGTTGTTCCGTTTTGACCACGAGCGCAGTTGATGAGTTGATTCCCATCCACAGATTGGTAGTAGATGGTTTCGTTGTCAATCAACACAAAGCCATTGGTCGTCAACTCGTAAATGTTGTTTACCGTGATGGTGGTGTCGGTTGCAGAGATTGTGCCGTTTAAAGTGGCTGTGGTGGCGTTGGACTGCCCTGATTGGCGGTTGATCCACACCTGAATGGGTCTGCCCTGCGCCAGCTTGTTTGGAATCGTCATGTAGGTCGATTCGCTGATGCGGGTGATGTTGATGTCAGACTGTTGAGGTGTACCGTTTCCGGTACGGGTTACCGTGTCCAAGAGGTCAATTGTGTCCACGGGGATGGGGTAGCAAGCCTGTCCAGTGACAATGGGTATGAAGCCTTGCTCAATTGTCCAAAGGTTGATGCCACGGTTTGCCCACTCAATGGTCATAATGTTTAACGACCGTCTAGCTGTCCTCATGTCATAGCCAGTCTTCATTTCCTGACCGCAACGCTCATACGCCTCTTCAATCAAATTGACGAGGTCAAGATTAAACGATGCTGATCCGCTGGTGGTAGACATTATCTAAATCCCGCTGTTTTCTTTGCAATACTCTTTGGCTGGGCAACAAATTGTTTCCCCGCCTTCTTTCCCGCCCTCTTTGCACGGGTTGTAGCGGCATACTCTGACGCTGACAATGATTTGATTGCCGCCTCTGGCAGATAGCGTTCGCCTGTTTTTGACGAAGGCTTTCCTGACTTGGTTCGCCATTTCTGGTCGCCCCAGTCTTTCAAAGACTTTTGTGGCGCTTTCAATCTTTGTATCCCCCGCCAGCGGCTTTGTACTTCTTGGCAACAAGCTGTGCTTTACGGGCTGACCATTGACCAGCCCCAGTGCCTTGGGTTGCCGCCGCCTTGACTTGAGAAACAATCCGTTTGCGCAAGCTGGGCTTGGTGTAATTACCTGCGGCGTTTACACCTCCACCCTCTTTGAACTGTTTAAACGCAGTGTCATCCCGCCGAGCTTTACGCTTGGCTACAGGCATCTTGGAGGGGGCTATTGCCCCCATTCCACGACTAGCAAGCACCTTTGCCTCCGTACATACCGCCAGACTTCATCTTGGAGATCATGCCTTTGGTCTTGCCACGAATAGCACAACCATCTGCACGACTGGACGCTGAACTTACAGAACCGCCTTTGGCAAACTTTTTCACTGAGCCGCCTTTTTTGTAGCCAAAAGAAATATCCATTGCCTCGTCTGTCTCGTACTTGGATTTTGGCTTTGCCTTGGACGTTTTAGATGCTGGCTTTGCCTTGTCTGCGCCCGGTCTTGCATTCATTAAGGGGTCTTTGGCATCCCTCTTGTCTTGAGCGGCTTTCTTCTTGGCGGCGGCTTGAGCGGCACGGACAACCTGAGCCTCTTGAGCGGAAACTTTCTCCATCATTTTCGGCCCACCAGCCCAAGCCATAGGATTCGTTACAGCTTCTTTTCTGCCGGGCATAGCCACATTACGCACTTCTTCCATGTTCTTTAAACGCTGACCTGCGGCACTCAACTTGCCTTCGCCTTGCGAAGCTTTTGCCGCATTTCTGCCCATTGCAAACTCAGTGGCAACCTTTGAAGCTCCGCCAGTCATTGGAGTTAAAGCCGCCGCTGTGTTTGAAAGATTACGCATAACGCCTTCCTTTGAGGATGGGCTTGCGTAGTAGTCCTTTATTGCGTCAAACATACCGTAATTTTTTTTGCGGTTCTCAGAACTTGCCACCGCTTCAGCAGATGGAGCTTGATATTTAAGTGACGATGCCGAGGGAACGCTTTTATCAACGGCGGGCATCCCACGACTCGTAGTGGCCTCCATGTTGCGCCGGTCTTCTTGTGACTTTTGAATTTTGTTTGCGGCTTTTACAAACTTGTTTTCTTTTGACTCTGGCAACTGAGTGTATTCAGGAGCAGAAGGACGCTCACCAGCCAAGGCACGGCGGACATCAGCATTGATGTTGTTCATATACGCAGAACCAGCATCACGATCCCGCATAGCCTTGCGGAAGATTTCTTCCCCCTCTCCCTCAACAAGGCTACCGTCAGTTTCGCCAGCGTAGCGTTTGATTTTGCCGCCGCCCTTGAATGTTTTCATTTTTTTAGCCATGATTTCCCTTTAACAGGCTTTGCCGCCCATGCTCATTTTGACCATCTTGCCTTTGGTGTGACCTTTGGCTTGAACTGTATGTTCACCGTGAGGGCGCTTGCCACCTGATGTGACTTTGCCCATTGGAGTGGCGATCATGCCACCTTTGGCAAACTTCATAGGGGCTTTGCCCATCATTTGCTTCTTGTCCATCATCATGTCTTTTTTAGAGCCTTCTTTAACGCCCTTCATTTCGACATCTTTCTTGGACTTCTCAAACGGCATCATTCCCTTTGGCATTCCGCCCTTTTTGAGTTTGGTGAGGTCAGTCTTCTTGCCGCCATGAGCTTGCTTGTCATGCATTGACAAAGCTTTTTTGACAATCTTTTTGTCTTGCTTGAGATTGGACTTCATGGAAGCGCCGCCTTCTTTGAATTTCTTGCCCATATCTGCTTTCATAAAATCTTCTCCAACTGATTGAGGAACTTTTAGCCGCTTTGCGGCTGACGGATTGTTGGCTACCAGAGCCATCAAATTGTGTTGCTTTTTACTTTGGCTGGGCATCATCTGCCGCCTTGAATAAGCTGGTCAATTTTTTCTTCAAGGCGGTTAAAGCGTTGATCAATGTGGTCTGTAAGTCTTTGCACTTCTGCTTTAGTTGCTGTATCACGAGCGATTTCCTCACGAGTTATGTTTAACAGGCGCTCAATGCGCTTTACATCTTCAAGCTTCTCACGAACAAAAAACCACAATGCACCAGTAACAAGAGACAAACCCAAAGACCAAATGGTGTTCATGTCCATTACACAAACCTACCCTTCGTCTTGCCTTTGATGGCACAGCCATCTGCGCGACTAGAGGCACTAGAGACTTTACCGCCTTTGGCTTTTTTAACGGAATTATTTAATGCTTTCTCGTACTCTGCACGAGCAGTTGTTCTTGCCGGGCCTTTATCCGGAAGACCTGATGGACGACCCGGTTCATACGCGCCCCTCTCACCCATTGTAAGAGGAATGTCATATGTGGCCATACCTTTCGGTTGTGACATTTTTGTAGCAATACCTGCTGATGCCCTGTATTGCTTGACGGCTTCGGCATTTTCTGGCGTTCCCGCCGGAAATCCAACATCAGCCATTCTTTTCTCAAGCGCCTCATAAGACATTTTATTTTTTGCCATTTTTTACCTCAACACTTCCAAGCCCGAAGGCTTTTGTTAATCCTCGAATTTGGATCCTTGGCAGTTTTTTCGCTCGTCAATTTCTTCTTCATCCCTTCCATACGGGCGCAGAAGGAGTCGCGGCGTTTGCCGCCTTCTGGTTGTGGGCGCTTCAGATTCATCCCTTGAGCCTTCGCCGAAGCTCTCCCTTTGGCGTTTAAACCGCCCTTGGGATTCTTGCCCTCTGCTCTTTGCCATGCTGGGGATTTAGCCATTGACCACCTTCTTTTCTTCCTCTATGGGGCGAAGCATTGGGTACAGGTAATCCTCGCCAAAAGAGCCTTCAAACTCATGGATGCCCATGTGTCCAAGCTTGATGGTGGGATCAATCCAAACCTCAAATCCAGCCTCTCTGGCACGGTCGCAGAAGGTGTAATCCTCCCCAACGTAACCCTCTGGGGTGGACTTGAAATCAAAGAACGAATAAGACTTGCCGTCTTGGATACGGTCATCGATGTATGCCCACTCAGGATGTGCGTCCCGCAAGGTGGTGAAGACATCACGGCGGATGATCATAAAAGCTGTAGCAACCCGCAAGGCACGAACAAGACCCATTGGGTTCATTTGAACCTGACGGTCTTCATCAATATCCAGCGTAGAGATGTAGACCTTGCCCTTTTTACGAGCCACAGGAATACCAGCCACAATACCTTTTTTGGGGTCACTGTTCCAAGCCATCAGACGGAAAACATCATCAGCATTGAAGGTGATGTCAGAGTCAATGAACATCAGGTCAGTGCAGTCAGACTCCAAGAAGTCATACGCAATCAAATTTCTGGCACGAGAAACAACAGAGCATCCAGAGACGTTGCCTACTTGGATTTGAACGCCGTGCTTCTGAGCTTCAACACAGAAATGGGCAAATGAGATTGCCCACTTCGTTGCCACCTTGTAGTCATACGAAGGAATGCCGATCATTATTTTTCGACCAACCAGATTGAATGAGCCTTCTTGTTGCATAAGTTAACCGTAAAAAATAGTAACTGAATCGGCATCACCAAGGTCGCAGTAAATGCTTGTTTTAAACAAAATTCCTTCACCGGGAATTTGAATATAAAGCCCTCCGGAATGATTGGAATCAATCTCCAGAATCACTGAACCTGTAGCGGTGGCGGCATCATAAAATTT